GCTTGAAAGGATATCATGGTAGGATACCCATTCAGTTTCTGTAAAGATAATAAATCATATGATATGATAAATTATTCAACAGGAAACCCAATGGGATTTTACTCATCCTGAGCTTCTTTTGCACTCGCACACCACTTAGTGATGTTCGTTTGTTGTAGAAACATAGGTATCGATTGACAGAAAGCCCCATATTACCTTTTAGGTGATGATGTGGTTATCTGTGATGAAGGTCTTGCTCTTGAATATAAACGAGTATTAAAAGATTTGGGTTTAGAAATTTCTGAACCTAAGTCATTTATATCTGAACACTTTTTCGAATTTGCAAAACGCCAATTCTTTAAAGGTGTTGAGATTACTCCGTTTCCTATCAGTTCCTTACAAGAGGCCTTGAAAAGCAGTAGTGCTTTTGTCGGTACTCTTCTAGAGACTGAAGGCAAGGGTTGAGTTGCGGGCTCGACTCCCTCTGAGGCGATCTGTCTCGCGTATGGTTCTCTTGGAACTTTCCGGTCTAAATACCGTAAAAAGTTAGAAGAGAAATCATACGTGACTGACCGGGTGCTTAGAAGCATCCGTGGGAGCCTGCCGGCCGGAGAAGCATTAAATGCCATCTTCGGTCGGTTAGGATATCCCTTAGGTCCACTATCCGACAAAATCGGAAACAGTATTTTAGAAAATATTGTTGTAGACCTATTCAGTCAACAACCTATTATGAAACCTATTGATAAGGAGGAACCATCTCATTTTGAGTTGGCCTTCCAATTAACATGTTTCTTAACAGGTTTAGACGACGACAGATGCGCCCTAGGTCTGGAGATCCTATATGCTCTTCCGTTTACCCAAGTTCATGGGCAAATTGAAGAAACATATATGGACCTTAACAAGAAAGCGCGGCAAATATCTACAACAGGTGGAGATTGACCATTACTTTTTAAAAGTATGGCCATCCCCCGCTCTGATGAGATATTCTCTGAAAGAACTTCGAAAACTGTAACCAGAATTTCTGGTAAGTTATCTGATTCTTTAAGAGAACGGGGAGCCATTCTTCAAATGTATCCTCAACTTCTTCGTGAGAAACACACTAAAGCTCATGGTCGACCGTTTATCCCTAATCAGGATAACCCTTACATAGCCTATAAATATAGGTTTTGAAAAGGGGTCATCATGACTGCTCTCAAGTTTATCTTCGGATATGCTTGTGGTGCACTTTGTGTTATAATAACAACAAAGTATTTTATAGTTGATCCAATACTTATTCTGGATGTTATGCCAGAACAAGTACCGGGCCCATCGACATTACTTGATGGACCATCTGTAGATTCTTCTCAGATGGGAGAAAGAATACTAGATATTTCTTTTAAAGCTATTGAATGCATAGATATAGGTATTAACCTAAGTATAGGCATAACAGCTCTAGGATTAACTGTAATACCAGCAGTTACTCCATTTGTAGCTCCTGTACTATTATGGTTATCACCCTTATTGTATTTGGGTTTATACACATAATTAGTGTGAAGAACTAAAACTGGAGTCCGAAGTGACCCAGCTCGGCTAGAAACCGAGACCTCATATTGAATCAGTATTCCTACTGGGGGTGATATGAGGCTTTGTCC